GATGAAAATAATATTGATGAAAGAGGAACTCCTCTAGAAAATAGAAAAACTTTAAGGGAACATAGAACATTTCTAAAAATTATGGAAATAATGAGCACTAAATTTGGATATCATGATGGAAAATTATCTACTGCTTTAGATACTATATCAATATATTTAAAAGGTCAAAAAATATTATATTTAGAATCTAAAGCTTATTGCGAATTCTATTTATATCGTTTAATTATGCCTGCTATCATCATATCCTCTCTATCATCTGTTATAAGCGGTGTATTTAATGATAATAGCACTGCTTCTAAAATAGTAGCTGGAGCAACTGCTATTAATGCTTTAATTCTATCCTTAATAAATTATTTCAAATTAGATGCTAAAGCTGAAGCACATAAAATGACTGCTTATTCTTTTGATCAACTCATTTCTGAATGTGAATTTACATCCGGTAAAATATTACTTAGTAATATAAAAAATAAAAATCCTAATGAAAAAGAAACTTCTAAAGAAAATGATAATAACAATTCACCTTATAAAGGTATAAAATATGATATAGTTTATATACAAAATTTTATTACTGATATTGAAAAAAAAGTAAAAGAAATAAAAGAAAAAAATCAATTCATAATACCAGAAAAAATAAGATATAGATATCCTACAATCTATAATAAAAATATATTTATGGAAGTAAAAAAAATGAATATTGATGAAATGAAATTCTGTAATCAATTAAAAGTTATATGTAATGAAGAAATTGACTATGAAAATAAAATTATAAGAGGAGAAAGAACTCCTGAAATATATAATAAAAGAAAGTATTATTATATTCTAAAAAATAAAAAAATTGATGAAATATTAGAATATAGAAAAAAAGTTACTGATTATGATATAGGTATTATGAAAGAACTCACCAATATTAAATATAAAAAATCTGGTTGGTTTTTTTATTAAATATATGTTTATTAAATTATAAAATTATATAATTTTATAATATAAAAATGGACAATATAATAGTATATTATATAAATTTAGACAAAAGAACAGAAAGAAACACAGATGTATTACAAAAATTAAACTTTTTAGGATTTAAAAATGAAAATATTAAAAGATTTAGTGCTATTAATGGTATAAATTTAAAAACAGATCTAATAAATAAAAATTATATAAATAATGAAATTATTAATTTATTACAAAATAAAAATATTAATATTCGTTTAGGTGAATTAGGTTGCTCTTTATCACATTATTTTATTTATGAAGAAATAATAAATGATGAAACAATAACAGATGATACCATAATATTTATATTTGAAGATGATTTTTTTATAAATGAAAAATACTTAAATGAAAATTCATTTATATCTATAATAAACGATTTACACGATTTTAATAAAAATGAATGGGACCTAATTTATATGTGAGGTAGATTTGAAATTGGATTTACAATAAATAATATTAATGAATCTAATTTATATGAAAAATTATATAAAAATTTTTATAAAAAAAATAATAATCTTAATAATAAACAATTTAATTATCATACTGATAGAACAACTCATAATTATATAATTCAAAAAAAAACTGCTATTAAATTAAAAAATATATGTAAAAATTCATATACTATTAATAACTTTTTTGTTATAGATAATATATTAAATTATTTAAAAAAAGAAGATAATTTAAAAATTATTGATTATTTTCCTCATATATTTTATAGTCCAATAAATTATATTACAGATATACAAAATGACTTTTCTATTATAAATACTTCAGAATTAACTACAAATATCATTTGAAAAATCTAATTTATATAATCAAATAAATTATTATCTTCATCTTCTACTATTATATCTTTTTCTATTATTTCATCTAATTTATTCTTTGTTTTTTTATATATATTAACCATTCCTTCTAATTTATGAGTATAACAATATAATGGTTTTTTTTCAAACATAAAATTAAAATTAGGCTGCTTTTTACACTCATAATGATGACACTTAATATTAATCACATCAACCATTCTATCCTTTTTATGTAACGAACAAAATAAAGGTTTATACTCATATTCATAATTAAATGATGACTTTATATAACATCCCTCATACTTACATAATCTATTTTCTCTTATATTTATCATATTTTCTAATTTATGCATAAAACAATAAATTGGTTTATTTGTCCCCTTATAATTATAACATGGATGAATAGGACAATTATCATTTAAACATTTAATATATTTATATCTAAGATTTACCATATAATCTAACTTATGTTTCTTACAATATATAGGTTTTTTCTCACTTTCATAATTAAATAATGCACTAACATTACAATTAGGTTCTATACATCTTTTATTCAATATATTAATCATTTTATCTATTTTATGAAAACTACAATATATCGGTTTTTTCTCATTCTCATAATTAAAATATGCATGATTAAAACAATCTTTATATACACATCTCTTTACCTTTATATTTATCATTCCCTCTAATTTATGTTGATTACAATATATAACTTTATCTTCTGTTCTAAAATTATATGATGCTTGTTTATAACATTCATCATATCTACAATATTTCTTATTTTTCTTTTTAATTAATTTACTATTTCTATTATCTAATTTTGTCATAAACTATATTAAATATATTATAATTTTAATTATATATATTTTTATTTTTTTATCAATATTTTCAATATTATTCATACAATTTCTAAAAATTAAATCTTTAATTGTATATATTTATTTTTATAATTATTCATAACATAGCTTTTTATTATTTTATTATTTTATTTCTATTTTATTTCTACTATCTTTTTTTATTAACTTATTTCTATCACCAATCTTTAATATATTATTTCTATTATCTTTTTTTATTATATTATCTTTCTTCATTATACTATTATTATTATCTAAAATAATATTTAAATTATTTTTTAATTTTTTTTTTACATTTTTAATCTTAACCATCGTTTGTAATTTATGATTGTAACAAAATAACGGTATTTTTGAATCATCAAAATTATATTCTGGTATATTTTTACAATCTATTTTACTACATTCATCTCTATTATTAGTCATATATATTTTTATAAATTAATTTATTAATATATTTTTATATACAAAAAAATATATTTATTATGTAAATGAATCTAAAATAAAAAACTAACAGAAAATTCTAGGTGCTATATTCATTGATAAAAGCTCTTGAATTAAAAGTTTAGAAGCATATGGAATTTGAACTTTAATAAATTCTGTTGTATTTGACTTATCATATAAACTCTTATAAATATTTTTTCTTTTATTAACAATAGCAATCATACCAGAATTTTTGCACAAATATACCTGATATTTATCTGAACTATCAAACATCCTTTCCTTCAAAAATTGTATAGCTCCATGACCTAATAAAGCATCCCTCTCCATCTCACCCGTTCTTAAACCTCCTTCTCTACTCCTACCTTCTGCTGGTTGTCTCGTTAATAATTGATATGGACCTGACTGTCTAACATGCATCTTATCTGCAACCATATGTTTTAATCTATAATAAAATGTTGGTCCTATGAAAATATCTGCTAACATTATATCTCCTGTCTTTCCACTATATAAAACTTCTTTACCTGTCTTTGAAAATCCACATTTCTGTAAATATTCTCCAATAAGATCAGGTGAAAAATCAGTGAAAGGTGTTGAATCAATTTCAGCCCCTTTAACTGCACCAATTTTAGATGCTACACATTCAATTAAATGTGCAATAGTCATTCTACTTGGTATAGCTAACGGATTCATAATAATATCTGGTTTAATACCATCCTTAGTATATGGCATATCCTCCTCTCTATATGTAATACCTACTGTTCCCTTCTGTCCATGTCTTGAACAATTACCTGTCCAATGATTTTTATTGTTATATCTAATCATAAAAACTCCACTCGGAACCTCTAAACAATATACATTACCACAATAATCAACCCATTCTTCTTTTTGTCCATTTTGTTCTTTAATATCACCATGATTAATTTGTGGCTCATTTTTATTACTATTTATTCGAACTGATAAACAATCTGCATTTAATTTATAATTTGAATTTGGTGTATTTTTTGATTGAACTGTTTTAATGATACTACTTTTACCAGCATGAATTGTTAATCTTTGAACATCATTTGCTAATTGTATTGATGATGTATAATAACATTCAGAACCATTATTATTAATACTACCATCACCATTTAATAATGCTTCTAATAATATATTTGCATACGATTGATCCAAAGTAAATACAAAATTAGGTAAAAATTTATTTATAGCTCCTACATTGAATTGTTTAAAATATTGATTTATTATTTTATCTTTAATTTTAAAAGTATATAAATTATCATATTTTGATCCAATTATTTTTTTGGGATTATCTGACACATACATATTATAATCTATATAGTTATTTAGTGATTCTTGTATATATTTAACTTTACGTTCTTTATTTACTTTAATTACAATTTGACTTCCATCAATAAAACCATCTGATATAAACATTCCAAGTAGTTTTAAAAATGATTTCATATCATATTTATATTCTTTATTATCATCATTAATTATAATGTCTTCTAGTTTAAATCCATTAAATTGTCCATTTTTTTTAAAATTTACACGTTTTCCATATACATCTTTTGCACTTATTTTTTCAAAAATTTCTTTATCTCTACGTTTTACATATAATTCATGATCTTGTGTAACTTGAAAATCAACTTGTTGAGATTCTAATTTATATATTTTACCTTCATAATCAAATTTAAAAACATCAATCGGATTTACATATTCTATAATATTATTATTTAATTGTGCAACTTTTAGATCCTTTTTGAATTCATCTTCATTATACTTTTTATGTAATTCATCAAATCTTAACCATCCCTTTGATGTTAATACTTCATGATCCCCTGTTACACAAAACTTATCACCAACTGTAGGTTTTCTAACATTTCTTATTCGAACCTTACATATCTTATAACTCCCATCATTCTTATTCGTATATACCCAATCAACAATTCCACTCTCATGTTTCTTTATCTCTTTACTTGCATCCTTATACTTAGGTTCATTATCACCCGCACCCTTAATTGGCATAACCTTTCCTATGATAACATCTCCATCTGTTACATAAACTCCCTCCTTTACAAAACCATCTTCATCTAATTTATCATATGAACCTCCCTTCATACCCGTAGTCTTAAGAGTTTTATTTGCATAAAATTTTTCAGGCTTACAAAATTTTTCATCCTCTAATGTTGAACTATTTCTCTTCTCCTCATCCTTATAGGTCTTATAATTAGTTGATTGAAAAATACCCCTATCAATAGATGATTGATTAAAAATTAAACTATCATCCTGATTATAACCTGTATACATAGCAATAGCAACAATCGCATTAATACCTGAAGGAACCTCTCCACTATTCGTATATAATGCTGGTTTCGTATTACATAACGCCCTCTGTGGATAATGAAGAATATGAGAACTAGTATCCATTCTCTTCTTAAAATTAGTCGCAAATATACCTAAAGCTTGCTTACCCATCGCACCATGGAAAAGATTTCTAGGAGCCTCATTATGATCCGCAAACGGAACATTCGCTGTCAATACTCCATACATTAATGAAGGATGCAACTCTCCATGTGTATAATTCATATAATACTCCCTCTCTTTATTTTTAACTAGATCCTCATATGTCATCGCTAACATTAAACCATCAACCTCCTCTGCATCAACAAATTCTATACACTTATATTTATATATTAAATCATCAAATGAAATTTCACCATTTTTAACTTTTTCTGCTAAATCATTCGATATAATATATTTATTATTCTCTATCCTATATAATGGTCTTGTTAATCTTCCACCATCTGAAAAAATATGCAATTCTGAAAATTTATAATACCAACATATACTAATTAACGGATTAATTATACCATCTCTCCTAGCAATTATTAAATTATCATATAATAATTTCGGTTCATTATGAATACCTATCCATACTCCATTCACAAATATCTTTATACTATTCTCTATCTCATTCGGTATAACTGTATTTAAATATTTAATATTATTATCTTTAAGAACCTGAAATATCGGTTCTGGATTCATATTATTTGTTACATAACATGTCATAGCCATATTTTTTACCAATCCTATACTTGCTCCTTCTGGTGTTTCAAAGGGACATATATATCCAAATTGAGTATTATGTAAAGTTCTAGGTGCTACATGCTTACCATCCGCTTTCATCGGAGATATAATACGCCTTAAATTAGATATTGTTGATAAATATGCTAATCTCTGAAGCAATTGTGCTACACCCTTCATACTAGGCATTGTCGTTATACCCCAATCTCCCGTGCTAAATGCTCGTTTAATATATGTTTCTAATGTATTCGTTTTAATTTTTTTTGATAAATTATCTCTTAACTCTTCTAAACGTCCAGCCTTTGTTTCTGTTTTAATTTGAGTCTCTACTTCCCTCCTAATTCTCATTATATTCTCTCTAAAAAGAATTGAAAGTAACTCTCCTGTTGATAAAATTCTTTTATTAAAAAGTGAATCTCGATCATCCGGTTTAATCCTTCCTAATACATTCATAAGTAATTTATTCGTCATATATCCTAAATAATATGCTTTCGTCGTATAATCATCTCCTACATGAGGCAATAATGCATCCTTAATTAATTTTTCTGTAAATTTTATTTTATATTTATTTGTCCCTGTTATTGATGTTAATGTTCCTGGAATACGCCCTTTACCATAATAATTAACAAAATTTGATATATACTCCAGTGCTATTTTCTGACTCTCTATTGGTGCAGCCTCCTCAATCGAAGGTTCAAGAAGCTCTAATAATTCATTATTAGTTTCATCATTCGAATCTGTATTATAACAAATAAATTCACATATACGTTTATCTGATATAACTCCTAAAGCCCTAAATATTACAAATAATGGTATATCCGTTTTTATTCCATTTATACTTATTTTTAATGTTTTTCCAAAACCTGTATCTTTTGATGTTACCATTATTTTATTCTTTTTTATTACATCCCTTTGTCCATATGGAACAGATGTGATTTCTGCAACATGTGAATATTTTTGAAGTGATGCTTTAGCATTCGGAAAAATAAGAACCTTATTATAACACATATTTTCTTGACATACAATTACCTTCTCAGATCCATTCACTATAAAATAACCACCTTCATCAAATTCACACTCACCCATCTCAGCCCTCGTTTTTGAAGTTTGATCACTAAGAACACAAAAATCTGATTGAAGCATTATTGGAATTTTACCAAAATTCTTTTTAGATATCATCGGAAATTCAATATCCTCATAATTCTCATCATTCGGATTATATTTTTTTAATCCATGATGAATATCTATATAAATATTTGATGCATATGTTAAATTCCTTAATCTCGCATCATTCGGATACATCTGTTTTATAGTTCCATCACCTTCATTTATTACTGGCTTACTTACATAAATTTTTCCAAATTTAACATAATATTCAGATAAAAATTTTTCACTTTCTGGATCATAATCAAATTCAGAAATAATCGGATTAATTTCTTCAATAATATTCGGAATTTCATTTTTAATAAAATTATTAAAAGAATCAATATGATGTCTTACTAAATTTTTTCTATCTTTAAAATAATTATCTATTACATTCCATGTAAGATCTTTCCAATTAAAATCTGTATTATTATCAGTTATATTATCAGTAACAACTTTAGTAATTTTTTTTATAACTTTCTTATCCTTTAATGTAGTCATTATATAATAATACGATAATAATTTTTAAATACTTTATGAATTAATTTCAATTTTTTTTTTTATTTACTTTTTTTTTATAATATGTATAAAAATTAAAAAAAACGTTATAATATGTATAATATAATAATAAAAAATGTCAAATAAAAGATTAAAAATAGAAAAAGGAATTTATATGAATATTAATCCGCCTTTTCCTAAAAAAGTTTTTATAAAAGATGATAATTCTATAAATAATAATAATACTGATATAGATAATGAAGAATTTAATATAATTGATAATTTAGATTATGAATATGAAGATATAAATTATAATAAAGAAATAGAAGATATTATTGATTTAATAAATATTGGTAATAATTTAAAAATAAAATTAGGCAAAAGATATAATTTTGATGTTTATAAATTAAAAAGATTATTACCAATATTAGAAGAAATTAATAATTTAGTCGGTATGAACGATTTGAAAAAAAAAATATTTGAACTATCAATATACTATTTACAAGATGATTTAGAATTATGTTATAAAAATAAATTACATACTGTATTTACTGGTCCTCCAGGAGTAGGTAAAACAATGATTGCAAATATATATTCAAGATTTTTAGTTCAATTAGGAATATTAGAATCAGAAAAAATAATAAAAGCAACTCGTGCAGATCTAATTGCAGGATATTTAGGACAAACTTATACAAAAACTAAGAAAAAAATAATGGAAGCTATCGGAGGAATATTATTTATTGATGAAGTATATTCTTTAGGTAATAGCGAAGGAAAAGACAGTTTTTCAAAAGAATGTATAGATTGTATAAATGAACATTTAACTTTATATCAAGGAAGATTTATTTGTATTATAGCTGGATATAAAGATGATGTAAAAAATTGTTTTTTTAAATATAATATTGGATTAGAAAGTAGATTTGGAATATATATAGATTTTAAAGAATATGATGGAGAAGAATTAATGAAAATATTTATTTTAAAAATAAAAAAAGAAAATTGGTTTATTGGTGAAGATATAAAAGTTGAAATATTTAAAAAAAATAAAGAAATATTTAAATATAATGGTAGAGATATAGAAACATTATTTGAAATAACAAAATTAGTTCATGCTAAAAGAGTATTGTTATTATCAAAAAATAATAAAAAGAAAATAATAATGAAAGATATAGAGAAAGCAATAGAAATATATAAACTTAATGATAATGTTATAGATAGAACTAAAAACTCTATATATAATAGTTATATATTAAGTTCTATTTATATGTAAAAAGAAAATATATTAAATATATAAAATATATATATTTAATAGTAGATATGTCATTAACCCCTAGAGATATAACTGCTTTTTTAATTAGATTAAATAGTCAGCAAACAAGAGGTGGTGGAACTGGACCTACTGGTTCTAGTGGTTCAACTGGTCCTACAGGACCAACAGGTAGTGGTGGAGGAGGTGGATCTGGATCAACTGGACCAACTGGACAAACAGGACCAACTGGTATTCAAGGTGCAACGGGAACAACTGGTTCTCAAGGTGTAACAGGACCAACTGGTTCTCAAGGTGTAACAGGTCCTACTGGTATTCAAGGACAAACAGGACCCAC